ATCGTTTGCACGTATGCAACACCCTTCAGTTTTTTGCGCTTGCCATCTACCGCTGCTTCTCCGGCAACTAAAGTAAAAAAAGCTGCGTTATCCTATTCAGGAAAGTCCAATCAGCCTTAGCGTCAAGCTTTGCTAACCAGCCGGTGTCTTTGCCGACTAACGCGCTCATTGCGGCGTTAATTCTGTGCATCTCGCCAGAATTCTTGCCATCGAGTGCAAGATAAATGCTGCCGTTTGGTCTGCTTATTGTCAGTTTTTCTCCAGCAAAGCCTGCTGGCGAAAAATTAGAAACTGTATACTCAAGCTTTTCGCCGTCTACAATCAGGCGGCCTTTTTGAATCATCTTAATTGCACTTTTCCTTGCGCCTTCAAAAAGCACCTTTTCTTTGTCATCCATTTCGGCTGTGTCTGTTTCAAGGTCATTCAGCTCGCACCAGTCCAAAAATTCTTTTTCTGCAAGTTCTTTGTTGATTTTTTCTTCTGTCATAATTATTTTCTCCTTTTCTTTTATTTTGGTTACGTTCTCTTAAAAAGATGGCAAGGGTTTTACCCCTTGCCAAAGGAGAATATAACCAAACAGGTTAAATCACATAAATTCAAGTGTTCCTTCGAAGGTCATCCCTGCTGTATTTTCAGCACTTGAAATGTCGCCCTCGCTGGTAATCATCATATAGCCAGACAGCACGCGGCCATCTACCATCGTGCCTGTAATTGCAACTGCACCCTGGCTGCGTGTCTCCTGAAGAAATTGAGCATCGCCGCGGTCATGGTCGATGTTGACGTTAATGCCGTCAATTTTTCCAAGAATTCTTTCTTTTTTGTTTGTAAAACTGCCGTCGCCTTGAACGATTGCTTCGTTTTTGAAACCGCCAAGGTTGAAAGTTACATCATCATCAGCCTTACAAGTAAAGCGGCGACCGTTAATTACAATTGATTCCCATGCACCACTAGCCATATGTTAGTCCTCCCCCAAGTAGAAACCAAAGTAAATGTCTGTTGAAGAAACTTCGATGTTTCCGCTCAACTTACAAGGGAATTCTACATTTAAGCGTTTAGGATTTTCGCTGTCGATTTTTACAGTCATATTCTCTTTCGAGAAGTTTGCATCTGCAAGAATTGCTTTCTTTTCAAGCGACTGTGCCAAAGTGATAAAGTAAGACTTAATCATTTTTGGCTGCACAGCTGATTTGTTGCTTGTTACAGCAGAATCAGGCAGAAGCGGCGCACCTTTCAATTCGTCTGCTTCCATAATCAGGCGAACGTTGTAAACTACGTTCATAAGCTTCATGGCATCTACAACGTAGCGCCAGCCCGGATATTTGCCCTGATTTGCCGGATGAAACATGGTGATAACATCGTTCAATTCGGTTTCGTTGCCGTTTTTGATTGATGTTGAAGCGCCTTTGGTTACGCTCATATTGCGTGTCAGATAAGATTCCTGATCGCTGTCTTTTCCTGCTTTCAAACCTTCAAGCAAGCCTTTATAACCCTGTGCAGGATTAGAATCGGCTGTTGTCAAAATATCGAAAACCATTGCCTTTGCGCCGATAACATACGGCAGTTCTGGAGAACCTGTTGCCTGAACAAGCGCATTGATACGGTCATTCGGGCGCTGGTCTGTAACTACTGAGCGTGTTGTATAGTTGTCTGTACAACCGTGGAAAACGATACAAGGCTTCTTGTTAAGATAACCCCAACGCTCGGTGCCCCAAGCATAGTAATCGTCAAGACGGTCTTGGTCATCGTAAGGGAAACAAGACAAAATTGCTGTTTCCCACACTTCGCCAATTTCTGTCAGAGCTGTTGCAACAGACGGGTCAAGCGCACCATCTTCGAAATCGGCAAAAGCAAATGAAATGCCTGGGCAATTTACTTCACCCCAAACCTTAATCAAATTGCCAACTGTACCACTTGCTTTTGCTGTAAGTGGAATTTCATTGTTTGCTATTGTTGCTGTCGTGCATGGCATATCCAGTTCGCCGTCAATGGCTGCTTTGATTGCGGCAAGCACTGTTGCGCCTGTATCGCCTTTAGCAACGGCAAACTGGCACTCAATGCCACCAATATAAATCTTACCCGAACCGCTTGCTGTTGCTGTGCCTGTTGCCCCAATTGAGCCAGTTGCAGCAACTGCGCTAGTTACTTTTATAAGTGGGTAAATTGTTACAGGGAAAGATGCACCTTTCCCAATCTGTGGGAAAAGCTGTCTGATAGCAAGGTGAAGCGGCGAACCGTAACCGAATCGGTCAGCTACATCAATAGCGCTTTCAACCTCAAACTTTTCTGTTGTGTAAGTTGCAGAATCTGAACCCTGCCCGATAACAGCAAGACGCTGCGGAAGCATCTGCGCTTGACCGATATTGAAATTTTTATACGCAACATCAACGCCGGTAATTCGCGATATTGCACTAGCTGGAACGCTCATTCCAACCTCCTCATAATAAATTACCCCTGAATTTGTCCAGTTTCGTCATCTATTTTGACTGTAATTATTTCTAATTCTGGACCGGTAGTTATTGGCGCCGCCTGGTCATATGTGACATCAAGCTCAAGCCGTACAACTACCACCTTTAATGCAGAATTCTGCATGTCAGGCACAAATGCCTGTCGTCTTGTAATTTCATGCCCTGTAACAAGGCTGCGCAATTTCAAGTATGTGTATTCGTCGCTTTCAAGAATTGCGCGAACGCATCTTGCAAGCTTCCACGCTTTAATCGTTGCTTTTCTTCCGGCAAAATTGCCGTCAAAATTTCCCGTCTGATAACAATCAATAAAGATTGTTCCCTTGTTTTTTCTGTAATTGACAGAAGCGCTTGAATCTTTGGATGCGCGCCCTTCCCTGTCAACCGAAACATTAATTAACGGAAAAAGCGGATTGTCAGATTCCACAAAGTTAAGCGGTTCGTCATTTTCGACAAATACCGTTGTCAAATAATCGTCAGATACGGGGTCTTCGTCTGCAACAGCTAATGTATATTGATTAGCCATTTCATAATATAAAATGGCAGCAATCTGCTCTCTTACAAGCTCAATTGTATCTGGTGTATTTAATCTATCTGTAATTACTGCTGTCATACATCAGCCCCTGTTAGATTAAGGCTTAAATACACACGCCCTATTCCGACTGTCCTGTCGGGTTCGACACGTGTTACATACAATGCCCAATCTGCTCCAGATAAATCTGTATACAAAACTTGCCAGCCGCGCTTTGGCAAGATAATGTTTCCGTTATCGTCTTTCATCGACGATAAACGCCATGTCGCGCAGACTGTGCGCCCGGCAACCGGGATTCCTTCCGTTGACAACAAAAAACCAATATCACCGACAAATCCTGATACTTCGTATTCAGTTGCAGGATTTGTCGGCGCAACAAAAGAAAATAAACATGCACCGCCGTTGTCAACGTCTTCGAGAGTAAAAGCTAAATCTTCTTCAGCAAGTGCACGCAAGTTCATTTATTTTCCTTTGCTTTCTTTTTTTTCAGCTTTTGCTTCTTCAGCTTTTTCAGCTTTTGTTTCGGCTTCTGCTTTTACGATAAAGCCTTTTGCGACAAAGGCTTCAAAATCTGCTTTGTTTACAAACGCTTTTTCTTCAATTTCCATTCCAGGCGCATAAACAACGCCATTAGAAATGATAGAACGGCCTTCTGCCATTACATATTTCATACATTCACCTCTATAATTTTTACAGCTGCCAAAAAAGATTTGTCATACTGAACTCGGTTCAGCATCTACACTACATATAGCCTAGAGATTCCGAACTGAATTCGGAATGACACTATGCAATGAACTTCTTGGACAGCCGTTTTTTTTACGGCTTGTCTGTCTCGAGACAGCCGAAGCGGTCAACTGAAACCGGAATCAAAAGCGGACGGCATTTACTTTCAGCCTGGAAAGTATCTGCTGCTTCGTCTTCGTATACGCGGTTTGTTACGCGCAAACCGTTTTCGTATGTAACTTCTGACGGAATGATTGAGCGGAACGGGTCTTTCATGCCGAGCGAAGGAACACCGCCATAAACAGCGCGGAAGTCAAGCATCTGTGGAGCTGCAAGGATAACAACCTTTGTTGCTCCGATGTAATTGTACTGTGTTGATGAACCAAGCTTTTCGTATGTTGCATCATACGTGTACATATCAAGACGATAGCTGCCAACATTGATGTATCCCTGATATACAGCACCTTTGTCTTCAAGCTGTGGAGCAAGAGAACCGAGTGCAAGCCCGTCTTTTCTTACAGCAGCAGCAAAACCTGCATCTGCAACAAGATTCTGCCATGCTGTAGCACCAACGATCATCAACGATGGGCGGCGCTGACCGTCTGTATTGATGACATTGCACAATGCTTCAATGTCTGCAAGTGGTGTTGCACCGGCTGCGCCCCAGTCTGTGCCGACTGTTGGAAAGTGTGTTGCATCGGCTGCAAAATCCAATACATAAGATGTATTGTTATCTTCGTCAGTCAGTGTAAGCTCACCTGTCTGAAGAATCTGTGAAGCCTGCAATTCAAGTGCTTCCGACATCATCTTGTGCTGCTCAATCAGCGAATCTTTCAATTCGTTGAAAAGTCTGCCCTGCCAAGAGCCGATTTCAGCATATTCTGTCTCACCTGGACGACGATCCATAAGGTGATAAAGATCTGCTGGAGTTGAAAGCGAAATGATTGGAGGACAAAATTCTTTTGTTGTAAAATCTTTTGCCGAAACAAGCACTTTGCCTGTTGCTCTGTCCTTGAGAAAAGGAGCAACTTTGCGGCCACGGCGCACAATGTCAACCTTTACACTTTCGCTTTTTGTGTAATATGAAGGTTTTGTCACAAAAAGTGATGACAAAAAACCACGCTGTTTAAGGTCTGAATCATCTTTGAAAACTTCAAGAACCTTTGTAAGTTTTTCATTCATTTTAGTACCTCTTACTGTCTGTCAAGCTGGCTGAAATTGTGAACAAATCTTGGAAGAATTCCCCAACCCCTGAGCAAATCAGCCTGTGCGTCTGTTGCAGCAGTTCCTGCAACTGTCAACATGCCCTGATTAACACGGCCAGCAACGCAAATTCTTGCGTTTACATCAACTGCCGATTCTGTGGCATTTGATACGCTGTCACCAACATAAACTGCAAGATTGATTTCAGATGATGCACCAGCTGAACGCACGTATTTTGTGCTTGAGCTGCTTGAGCGCCGCAACATTTCGCCAGCGGCAATTGTTGCACCGGCTGGAACAGTCAGTGTCACGTTTTTAAACTCATTGTTGCCAAGCAACAACTGGTCAAAAGTGCTGTTAGAAATAGTGATTGAATCCATTTTTTTAGCCTCTGATTTCTGCAAAAAAAGCATTGTCAATCAAAGCTTCTTTTGATTCTGGTGATGGTGTGACAACATCCGGCGGATTGTCAGCCACACGAGCTTTAGCAAGCGCAACTTTTGTGAAAATTTCATGGTATTTTGCAACCACTTTGTTTTCGTTACAGTTCACGCCAGATTCGATAAATTCAAGCGCGGCGGACATGTCGCCTGAATCCTGCGCCATTTTCAAATGCGCCGTTATGCGCTCTTTTTCCTGAGCAGCACCAGTCTTTGCAATTTCTGCGTAAGCTTCTGGATATTGCTCTCTGATTTCAGCAGCAGTCATTTTCGACTCCTTGTTATTATTGTTAGGCGTTGCCGCCGTTTGTACTGGATTTTCAGCCGGTTTCGGCTGTAAAGCGTCTAAACTTGCAAGCGCTGCAACGCGGTTTTGTGTCAAAGCGTTGCGCTTTGCTGTTTCATAATCAGCGCGCATTTTCTGTTGCATCTGCGCAAATGTTGCTTTTGCGTTTGTCTTTGCAAGCTCTGCATCAGTGTTTGATTCGCCGTTTTCGGTCTTACGCATTTCGTCTGCAAAACCAGCTTCGATAATTTCTTCGCCATAATAGAACGTGTCATTATTCATAAGCGAAATAAGTTCTGCTTCGGTTTTGCCTGTTGCGTTTGTGTAAATCATACGCTGTAAAGCGTCGATTCTCTGCAAATCTTCGCTTGCACGGGCATGTGTGCGACGGTCGCCGATTTCAATGCACCAGGAATTGTGTATCATGTATACAGACAAATCTTCTACAATAATTTTTGATTCCGGCTTGCCAGCTTTAGCCGCCAAAGCCAACATGCTTGCGCAAGATGCAGCAAGGCCTTGTATGTATGTTTCAATTGTGCCTTTGTGGTTTCTGGCAAAGTCTCTAAGAATGTTGAACATTGAAACCATGCAGTAAAAATCACCGCCAGGGCTGTCAATTGTAATTTGAACGTCATCGTTTGGAGCAATTTCTTTCAAATTTGCCTTAAGCATTTCTGCGTCAACATCCCAGCCAACAACGCCGTTTATTTCAATCGTTTTCATGGTTTTAGTTTAGCTTGTTTCTTCAAGCAAAACTATAAACAAATTTTTTATTTGAATTTTTTTTGTTCCTTACGTAAGGAAAAAAAATGGGGACGTCCAAGAAGTCCTGTCATCCTGAATTCAGTTCAGGATCTACACACTATATATAGCGTAGATGCTGAAATAAATTCAGCATGACAAAACTTATCAGTCATCCCCATATGGTTATCAGACTGGACGCAAAACGCGCTTGGAATAAATGAACCCCTGTGAAACAGTTTTGCTCGACTGCAAGGTATTTTTATTTGGTCTGATAAAATGACCAATGCCTTTTTCGCCGTTTGCTTTAGACAAAGCCCAGAATTCAATTATCTTTTCATCTTTGGACGGCTCGTAATTGCTTGCAACATGAGCATAAATCCACTCTGTTCCAGTCAAAACTTCCATAAAATCGGCAGCTCTTTCAACAAGAAAATTCTTTTTGTCCGAATAATCTCTGAAGTTGAAATAAATTGCACCGCAATCAATGCCTTTTTCAAGAGCGTCCAGCTCGTTAAAAGCTTTAAGCTGTATATTATTTTCTTCGCAATATTCTTTTGCGACATCGTACAAGCATAATGCATAGCAAGATTCGTTTCCAGCAGACAAAAAAAAGCTCTGTATAAATTTGATGTTCATTTTTGTGCCTCTTCGTGTTCTGAAAGAAATTTGTAAAATCTTTCGATTGCTTTAATTTCTGTCTTGTATTCTGCAAGCTGAATATACCAGTCAATGGGAACAATTACAGTGCCGGTTGCACTGTCAAAAGTTGTTTCTGTCGGAACTGGAAAAGCCGGAAAAGATATATACGGTACATCCTGAATGTATACAGGTTTAGTCGTTGCGCAAGATTGAATCAGCAGCATTAAAACGGTCATCAATACTGCCACGGCGCAAGTTTTCGCTTTCTTTTTTTGCATCATCAAAAACCTCCCCTAAGATTTTCTCTTTTTTTTTCTGCCTGTTCTCTTTTCAGTTTTTCGCGCTTTAAGCGTTCAACTAGAAAAGCACAGACAACAACCAAAATTAAAACAAAAACAAGCAGCGCCAAAAAAATATATTTCGTCATCGTCTTTCGCTCTTATTGTTTACAAACTTGTCAGCAAGAATGTTGATGTCAACAGTCCCAAACAAGCCCACAATGGTAAAAGCCACTGTACAGACTTCGGAAATTTGACAGTGCGGAAAAATGCCGAGCCATTTAAGCACTGCGCAAATAAGAACGATAACCAATCCGACCCACTTTGCAATTAAACTTGCATCTTTTGCTTTTGACAAATCCATATATAAACTCCTTTATTCAGAAAATCCGAATTTTGTAAGTAAAAAAGCTACGACACCAGTTACAACAATTGTGATGATAGTATTTTTTGCTTTTTCCCAGATAAGCCAAAGTTTGGTTTTATCTGCGTTTTCAAGAATTTCGATTCTGTCTTCAAGCTTTTTGGCTGTGTCATAAAATGCGCCTTTAAGCTCTTTAACTTGTTTCGTTAGCTCGCCAATCTGCTTTTCTGTTACTTCAAGTTTATTGACTTTTTCTGAGACGTCTGTCAGCGTATTCAATAATCTGTCTATCAACTCTGTGTCATTCATCTATTTTTTTTCCTTACGTAAGTAATTATTCGTCTGATTCGTCGTTATTATTCTTAAGGCGCAAATCTACTGGTTCGCCGTTGTTATTTTCATTGCTCTTTGGAGTAAAGCCGATTTTCTTCATAAAATCCTCTTCACGCTTACGGCGCTGCATTACCTGACGGAAACTCATGCCGCTTATTCTGCGACATTCAACGTCAAATGTAGTCAATCCGGCATCAAGTGCAAGATAGCTTGCATCAACTTCTTTCTTTGGGTCTACACTTGGACGGTTTAAGCCTGTCCAGCTGCAAGAAAGCCATGAAGCGCGCTCTTTCCAACGTGCAGAATCAAAGCAGGCGCTTATTAAGCCTGGTACGTCAAGCTGCTGATTTAATGCCGACTGGATGACAAATTCTTCATATACTGGCTGACAGAATTGCAAGGCGTTTTTCTGTGATTGAGATTTTAAATAGATTTCGAATTCGTTGTTTGCCTGTCTTGCCGCGCTGTAGCTCGACTGAAAACGAAGCTGCACGATTTCCGGCGGAACTTCCAAAGCCCAGCAGATACCGGCAAGAATTGCTTCCTCAAAAGCTTTGTAATTGACGTTTGGGCGGTTAGTCTGAAATGATTGAATTTCTTCACCGGGCGCAAGGTCGTCAAAAATTGTGCCCGGCTGCATGCCTCTTATATCTCTGGGCGGCATCTTTGGTGTGTTTTGTGGTTGATCTGGTTCTTTGTTTTGCAAGCGCGCCAAGCTGTCTGTTGGACGGCT